GACGCTGCCGCTCCTGGCTCCCGCCGCCAGGCTGTCCACGGTCGATCTGCTCCTTCAGTTTTTTCAGTAAGAGCCTGTCTTTTGCCTCTTGTAGTATGCGTTCCTGATCGGCGGCATCGAGCTGTGCAATGACCGATAGCAGCTCCGATGTCGCAGAGCTGACAGAGTAGGGCGCCTGTTCTTCGGCAATGACTTCCATCATGTTCGACTTCTTCATATGTTCATATTGCGAAAGCCACTCAGGCAGAGTGCCGGGCTCTATATTGATACGTGATTCTATTTCCGACTGCGACATGCGCGTCAGTCCTCCATGTATTTCTACATGATAGAAAAATTCATCATCTTCGAGATAGGGCTTAAAAGGATATGCAATGGAGAATTCTTTCGGATAAGGGAATCCATAGCCGGTTTTCAACCAGAAAAAGTCCACTCTAAGGGCAGTGGCTATGGAGCGAAGAGTTCTGTCGGGAATCTTCATATTATCTTCACTCACAAGCCGATGTGCATAACTTTTCGACAGTCCCGACATGGCAGCAAAGCGTCTTTGAGACCATCCAGCCTCATGTTTGGCCATTTCGCTATAAGCAAATCTTATACGATTATTAATATTTTCAATATTATAAAGTCCACTCAAAGGGCAAATACCTCTTGACAATGTCCACTGTAAGGGCGTAAGATCTTCCTAAGAACACCACCAAGGGGGCGGTTGAAGATGGAAAAATCAAACAAAATAGAATCCCAAGGTCCTTGCCAGAACTGCATCGATCGAGCTGAGTTAAAACGTGTACTCATTGATCTCATGCTTTCTGATCCGGAAGTTCGGAGATCAATGCAGCTGTTTTTCGGAATGCCTCAAAAGCCACAGCCTCAATATCGGTAATGGTAATGTCACGGATGTCGCGGATAGTAACAGAAAAGGTAATGCGTGGGCTGCTTTCATCGAAAGCTGTAATGGTCACGACTCCATCAGGGTTACCAAAGCCAAGTGTGATGTCACTTACGTACATTTTCATCATGGATTTCCTCCGATCGTTCCTTTCACATGCAATCGGGCCGAACCGTCCCCAGCGCTCCAGGCCCGTTTCGCAGAGGCGGTCATGGTGGTCCTCTCCCGTCACGTTGCGGGCCACCATGGTCGCCGGATATTTTGTCAACATTATATCGCATCACGACCTACTTTCGCACTTCCTTGCGCATTCCGCTATTACTTTTCGCTGGGGGGCAAATAATGCGTAGCCACGAGGCAATTCAGCAGGCCATTGCCGGGCGCACGGCAGACCACGCAAAGGCGCTGCATCTGTCTTTTTCCTCGGTAACAAAATGGCAGGAGCCATGTGGCGATTGGTCAGACAGCGGCTCGCACAACCCGCTCGACCGCATCGAGACGATCATGAACACCGCGCTTGCCTTCAAAAACCCGGAAGCACTGGCCCCCCTTCATTATCTGTGCGAGCGCTTCGGCGTGCTCGCCGTCCCCATACCGAAATACGACTGCACCAACATAACCTCCGACATGATCCTCGCCGTCAAGGAATTTGGCGAGGTCGCACAGGAAGTTACGAAAGCCATTGATGACAATAAGATCGATCGGGAAGAGGCCAAGCGCATACGCCGCGAGGGCATGCACGCAGTGCGCGCGCTTCTCACGCTCATTCATGATGCCGAGCGTTCCGCGGGAGTACGGCAATGAAAGCACGCTTGCTCTATATGGATGAAGACCAGCATGACGTGCTGTGCCGCATACTCACCGGCGCAATCCACGTAGACACCCTTACACCCTCAGAATTGGTTGCACTCAGCACCATGCGCGTGCAGTGCGGCCTTGAGCCGATCGAGGGCATCGAGGAGATACCGCAATGAACGCAGCGAAGCTCGAAAAATCGCCGCGCCTGCAGCGTGTCTATGAGGCACTGCAAAAGCACGGCCCGCTGACAACCATGCAGATCATCCAGACGGCCAATGTCTGCGCGGTCAATTCCATCATTGCAGAACTCAGGGCAAACCATATACCCATTGACTGCAAATGTATTGAGCCAGGAGTTTACCAGTACCGGCTGGAGCGGCTTTTCTGATGAAAAAAACAGCTCTCATTCCCCATGGCAGCACCTCCTTGCCAACTGCATCGGCAGGGGCCGACCCTGCGGCCTCTGCCACGCTTTTTCCGATTGATGTTATCCACGAGTTTTTGGGGCTGATGAGCGACACTGCATTGGCCGCCGAACTCAGAGGACGCGGATATAACGTTATCAAAACCGGCGGCGAGGTAGACGTAAACGGTGCAGCCATAATTACCGGACTCTCTCGAAATACGCTCTATAAGCTGGTGCAGCAACGGCTTATTCCTCACACGAGGTATGGTAGCCGCACCGTCCGATTTGTTGTGGCAGACCTCAAGCAATGGGTCGAAGCCCGGCGTCGGCGCGGCGATGTTCGCACCGTGCCTGCGAGGAAGACGGCATAAACGGCATGACCCCGCCCTTGGCGGGTTTGCATGGCAGCGGGAAGCCATAAAACCGCAGTTAGTATTTTTTGGCTGGCAGTACCGATAGCGGAGGGAGGCGCGGGCCTTGCCGGCCTCTCTCACCAAACACACGAGGAGGTTGCCATGAAACACCTTGCAGCATTGGCTTTGGTAGCGGCGTCGGCCTTGGCGCTCGGCTTTTTTGCGGGCATGATGTTCGTCATCGACAATGCTTACGATAGCGCCAAGGAAGACATGCTCCAGCAGTTACGGCACGACATGCGCGTGGCTGTCATGGACAACCGTCCCTTTTACCTTGTGGGCAGCAATATCCGCCTCATACCGCGCGGCGACGGAAACATGAATGTGCGCATTGACGAAACACAGATAGCAGGCGCAGGCGACGAAGGCGTCAGGAGGGTATGGCGATGATCTTGACTATAGACCTTGACGACTCAACGATAAAACGGCTCAAACGTGTGCAGGCCGAAGTAGACGGCGAGCCGAGACCGCTGGAAGAATTCATTGCTGACAGCCTTATCGCCTTTGCCGAAAGCGCAACGGACAATCCCATGCTGGAGCTGGATCGGCGTGTTTAACAGGGTAATCCTTATCGGCAATCTCACCAAAGACCCAGAAGTGCGCTACACGCCCGGAGGCACGCCTGTGGCGACACTGGTGCTCGCTGTTAACAGCCACACCAAAGGCGCGGACGGACAATCCAAAGAAGAGACGTTGTTCATTGACTGCATCGTCTTTGGCAAACAGGCCGAAAATAGCAGTCAGTATCTCAGCAAAGGCCGTCCGGTTCTGGTTGAAGGTCGTCTGCGCGAGCGCCGCTGGGAGTACGAAGGGCAAAAGAAAAGCAAGATGGAAGTAGTGGCAAGCAATGTGCGGTTTCTCGGCAGCAAGACCGGAAGCAGTGCAACCAGCGAGGAGGCATTTTGACATGCAACCGACCGACACGTTCACCTGCGCGCTCCTGAATGGCTCCATGAGCTACCTTACCTGCATAAAACGTCAGTCCGTGGCGAAAGTACAGTACTACCTCGATTGCGTCGGATGCGCCCAGGGCGCGGAGATAGTCGCCCAGTTTGTACCGCGGAGCATGCGAGGCAAGATCAGAAGCAAACAGGCAAACCGTTGGGCATACAGCGGCAAAAGCAATACCACCTCTGCAAAACGGCAGATGCGCAAACGGATGGCATTGCATCACGCGCAGGAGTTACCGGCATGAAAAAGAAAAAGGAGCTTTGTTGTGAAAAAAAACATAAAATGCCTGCTCATACAGGCAAAGGTACACAGCACCATATCGGCGCCAGCAAACAGCATCCCGAGTCCGCAGGCCTGCGAGATTTGTCAGGGCCGCAAAATGGCGCCGCACTGTGCGATCCCATCAACAACCCAAAGCATTACACCCAGCACCCCAGCGGAATAGAGTGCATCCAGATTACAGAGCACATGGGATTTAACCTCGGCAATGCCATCAAATACATTTGGCGCGCCGATCTCAAAGGCGACGCCATCGAGGATCTTCGGAAAGCGCAGTGGTATATCAGGCGCGAATTGCTACGAAGAGGTGCACAATGAACCTGAAAGACCTCATTGAACAATGTGCAGAGACCACGCAGGCCAAAGGCTTCGACGTTGCCCAACACGGCACGCAGCTGGCGCTGATGGCGACAGAAATAGCCGAAGCTCTGGAGCTGCTGCACACGCCATACAGCACGACCATCACCGGCGACAAGAATACCGATAAATTCATCCGCCAGCTTGAAGACATATGCTCCGAGTTTGAGCGCTACCGTGCGCTCAAAACAGACCCTCATGAAGACCATAGCTGGGTTGACATTGAAAACGAGCATCCATATTGGGAAGAACTGGCAGACATCCAGATCAGGCTCTGCTCCTATGTCGGCGGCAATGGCTGGACCGAAGAGTTTTTGACCGCACTCCAAGAAAAAATGGAAAGAAACAAAACCCGCCCCGCAAAACACGGAAAGGGGTTTTAACGCGCATGGCCTACAAGACCATAGAAGCAGCCTTTTGGCGTGATCTTGAGGTAAGAAGCCTCTCCAACGAGGCAAAGCTCCTGTTGCTCTTCTTCATCACCGGCCCTGAAAGCCACTACACCGGACTTTTCTGGATGCCCAAATATGTGCCACAGCACGAACTCGGATGGAGCGCAGAGCAACTGGATCAGTGCATCAATGAGCTTTGCGGAATGGGTATGGATAGGGGTATCGGAAAGGGTATGCAAACCGGTACGGAAAGGGTATGCAAAGAGCTATGCAATGGGTATGCGATGGGTATCGATACACTATCCGAAGAAAAAAACAATCGAAAACCGCATTTTTTCATCCGCTACCATGAAGAGCACCATATGCTCTGGGTAAAAAGCATGCTCCGTTACCAAGTCGGCGATAAGCCCTTGAATACCAAGCAGCTCAAAGGCGTGCTGAACCACATCAAACAATTCAGGAAATCCGACATAGTCGCCGAGTTCCTCGCCTATTACGCCGACTTCTTCCGCAACACGATTCGCCAAAAAGAATTGGACATGAAGCTGTCGGCCATGATCAAAGAGCTGTATGACCTCTATGACATGCCTTTTTTTAAGGCCAAAACGATACCCCTACCGATCCCAGCAGCAGCAACAGCAGCAGCAACAGAAACAGAAGATGAAAACACTGCATGCGAACGCGAAGCGTCGCACACCGTGTCATCAGTAGTTTCAGCAAAGCGACAGAAACCTCTGATAACAACAGAACAGATCGAGGCGCTTTATTCCCAATTCAATGGCACGGAAGAAAAGGCAAGGCTCTTCATAAGCAACATGGCTGAAGACAATAAAAGCGGTACGGTGAAAAACTCTCGAATCTACAGCACGCTGATCAAACTCTTGGAGCTAAAGCAGGAATATGGAGCTGAAAGATTTGAATATGGACTTGCTGAAGCGAATACCAGAGGGGTGCCAAATATTAACTACATCAAGGCAGCCGCGAAGAGCTTTGATCGCAAGCCTCAATCAGACGGAGGGAAACGAGCATGGGAAGACTGAAAGCCATATACCAGGAGATGAATGACTTTTACGCACCCAAATTCAAACCGACCGACGGCATGTATCGCATGTGGCGCTCCGAAATGGAGAAATTCGATCTCGATATCGTCGAAGCGATGTGGCAGCACTTGCGCGACTATGCTCAGCCGGGCGATGCGATGCCGAGCGCTCAGAAATGCATGGTATTGTGCGACAGCATCAGGTTTAACCGCTGGAAAGAGGAAGAAGAACGGAGAAAAAAAGAAGAGCGAACTAGAGGAGCCGCAGAGTTCTTTGGTGAAAACGGGAAGGACTCATTGGGAAGGCAGGCAATAAGGAACATTACTGCGCTGCTGGCCGGTACGAAAACGAGAGAGCAGTTCCTGAATGATGCTGAGCGTCTTGACTTTAATACCTATGAGCTGAGGCAGTTCTACAATGAGCGTGGCTATGAGCTGAAACAGCCAGCAGGCAGCAAGGCAAAGTATAGCAAGATGCTCCAATTTTCTGAGGCGCGCTGATGGAACTGCATATTACCCTGCAAGGCGTTGAGCAGATCACCAAAAAATACAAGCCTGAAAAAATCGCTGAAGCAATAAAGAATGCGCTGAATCGGTCAGTACGATCCGGACGCACTGAGGCGAGCGACGCCATCCGCAACAAGCTCGGCATGAATATCAAAAAGTCAGATCTCGACCAGAAAATAACCATCAGAACGGCAAACGTTGGGCAGACCGAGGCGGCTTTGATTGTACGAGGAGAACCTATCATTCTAAGTTATTTTGGAGCAAAGCAGTGCGGCACGTTCGTAGCAGTCAACAGGGGGCAGGGCGCTGGACGGTATGGCATGGCTTCACGACTCAAAGGCAAGCGAGGCCATGCCGGGCCGGTAACTGTCGAGATCATCAAGGGCAAGCGCGTCACGCTGGACAATCGCACGTTCATAGCGATGGGCAGACACGGCGTACCGATGGTATTCCGCCGCCAGGCAAGTGGAAAGCTCATCGGCAAGAAGGTATATGCGCACCATTCAATGCTGCAGAAACCCGTTGTGATTGAGAGCGTGAAGAACAAGATCATTGCCACATGGGACAAGGAATGGGCAAATCAGATCAGGCAACTGAACAAGGGGCAGACGCTGTGATCATGATGCTCAAGCAAATGGTCTTTTGTTTTGTGGGTCCTTCCTGCGGGCAGGCTGCACACGGGCAGCAAAGCGCGCAGGTTTTGCCCACGATGCAAAAAATTTTTGGGGAGGAAAAACGGAAGTGATTGAAAAACAAGCCATAAGCATGGCTGAGCGTGGCATTACCACAAAACAGGCACTTGCCGATCTCAGGCCTGAATTTTTTAACGAAGGAGTTTGCCGCCTGTGGCTGATAACAAACCTGCACCCTGACGGCGCCAAATGCCCAGCATGCAAAACCGCTGTCACCGAATACGGCCAGCTCGCCCGATTCAACAGCGGCAAGCGAATGCACTGCAAGACGTGCGGAAAATGGTACAGCGCCTTCAGCGGCACTCTTTTTCAGGAGTGCCAGCTTGACGAGAGGAGCATCTACATCCTTGCGCTGCTGACGGAACTAAACCTGCACAAAAACGAGATAGCGCGAGTACTTGACATAAATCCTGCAACCGTGCGCATCTGGCAGGCCAAATTCAGGGCCATGCATGACGCGCAAAACGAAATTGAGGAGATGCAATGAAAGAATGTGCAACCGAAAAAACAGCAAAAGTATGGTGTGTAGAGTTCCAGCAATTCCGGTATATTGCCGACTGCGCGGCCAACTGTCCCAGCAATGACCACTGCAATACTTATCAGAACTATATTGAACCGAGGCAGGCATGAGCGGAAAATTATGGGATAAAGCAATGATCGGTAGTGACTCGCGAGTAGCCTATTTGAATGGAGGTTCAATAGGATGGCAAAAGTAATAGGAAAGTTGATCAGCGCAACATCTGAGGATTTCCGAGGAGATAGGTTTGCGCGGGTAGGCACTATGGTAGAGATCGAACTTCCAAAGGGCATGAGGGCTATAGGTAAATGCAGAACATGCAAGCATGCTCGCCATACAGAGCCTCCATTTATCTACTGTATTAAGTTGGACATGACTCAGACAGTGCCGGATAGATTCGGCTGTTGGGAGTGGAGGTGTGTTTGAATGAGCTGGCACTTTTCGCGAGCGCTGGTGGAGGCATACTCGGAGGGAAACTCCTTGGATGGAAAACAGTTTGCGCTGTTGAAATCGAACCCTATGCCATCAGCGTTCTTATGCAACGACAGAATGATGGCATTCTCGACCCCTTCCCAATCTGGGATGACGTTCAAACCTTTGACGGAAGACCGTGGCGAGGCATTGTTAACGTGGTTTCTGGAGGATTCCCATGCCAAGACATTTCAGCAGCAAAAATCGATGCCAAAGGGATTGATGGCGAGAGAAGCGGCCTATGGAAAGAATTTGCTCGCATCATTGGCGAGGTACGACCTCAATTCACGTTCGTGGAAAACTCACCAACGCTCACTGCTAGGGGACTTGGAAGAATTCTCGGAGACTTGGCCGAAATGGGGTATGATGCGCAATGGTGTGTCATGGGAGGTACGGCCCTCAAATATCCAATCCAGCGTGAAAGGATATGGATTTTGGGGGTCAATAACGAGTTCAATGGCTTTGGAGTTGAGGAAATTTACAAAACAGCAGATATTGAAGGCTTCATTTGGAGCACAAAAGTGGAGAATAACATATCAGATGTTAAAACATCATGGCTTGTATCCAACGGTTTCGCTTCTCCAGAGCCTTATGGGATGGCCTCAGAATTGGACGAAATTAGAGCCATTGGCAATGGACAAATTCCAGCAGTGGCGGCAGCAGCATGGACGGTGTTATTGAGCATGTATTACAAGGAGCGCCAAGATGTTAAATAGAGATTTGATAAATAAAGGCCGTTTCTGGTCACGTGCATGGTCACTAGTCGACGGCTGTACCCCAGTATCAGCCGGATGCGATAACTGCTGGCTGGCGGCCATGAACAAGCGATTTGGCAAGCCGTGGAGCGGTGCAGTCACATTCCGCAAAGATCGACTTGAAATACCGCTCCGCACACGCAAGCCTACCGTGTTTGCTATTTGGTCTGACTTGTACCACAACGCCATCACCGACGAGCAGATTGCCATTGCGAATCTGATCATGACTGAACATGACCGTCACACATATTTGATCATCACCAAGCGCCCTGAAAGAGCTGCTCAGTGGGAATGGCAAATGCTCTGTTCAGAAAACCCTTGGCCCGATAACGTCTACCACCTTGTCACGGTCGAAAATCAGGCGATGGCAGACCAGCGGATACCGCATGCGCTAAACATCCCGGGCAAGGTCGGGCTGCTGATCGAGCCAATGCTGGGGCCGGTAACTTTGGACATGCAGAAATATGGGCATCGCTTGTCTTGCGTCCTTCTTGGTGGCGAGACAGGCCCGAAGGCAAGGCAGGTAGAGCTTGATTGGATACGGTCAGTCAGAGACCAATGCGACGTGGCTGGAGTGCCATTTTATTTGAAGCACATAAACCGGCAATATGGCCGCATTCTGGATGGTCGCGAACACAACGAATTGCCGTGGAGACAGCAAATAGCATGACCCAACTCACCGAAGCCCTCACCAAGATCGAACAGCAGGAAGAAAAGCTCCTGCTCAACGCCCTGGTGCGCGCAACGGACAACTACCACAAAAACCCAACGGCTCAGGCGCTCCGCGAATACACCGCCGCCAAGCAAGCCGTCGCCGACTATCAGCGTCGCAAAGCCGCCGCCGAAAACCCAGACGAACAGCGCTTTACCAACCTTCTGGAAGTCACCGCCTACCTGCGCGAAAGCGGCTGGAAAGTCGGCAAAACCAAAGTCTACGAAGACCAAGGCAAAATCCCCCGTCAGACAGACGGCACCTACCTGCGCAAAGACGTAGACAAATACGCAGGCATGTTCTTACGGCGGCTTGACGGAACAGATCCTGACGGCGATGGTGAAGACTCCCTGAGCGCCGAAAAACTCCGCATCGAAATCGAGATTGCCCGAGAAAAAGCCGAAAAACTCAAACGCGAAAACGCCATCGAGCGCGGCCTCTACATCCTCCGCAGCAAAGCCGAGCGCGAGCACGCCATCAGGCTTGCATTTCTGGTCAGCGAATTGGGAGCCAACTTCATGCACAGCAGAGCTGTGCAGATCATCGACCTAGTTCAGGGCAACCGAGACCTTGCCCCCGAACTGGTCGCCTACTGGACCGAAGAGACCGCCGCCGCCTTTGACTACTACAGCAGACCAATGCAATTTGAAGCCCCACTGATCGGCGAAGACCCCGAAGAGGATGAAGAAGACACACAACAGGAGCGCACCGAGACCGCATGACCCAAGCCCTTGCCCATAAAGCGCCTCGGCTTTTCACCCCCTTTCGCTTCAGCGCCGCCGAGCGCAAAGTCCTGCAGCGCAAAGAACCCCTCACCGTCAGCCAATGGGCCGAAAAATACCGCATCGTCCCCATCGGCGCGCACGTAGGGCCCTGGCGCAACGCCATAAGCCCGCACCTCACCCACATCATGGACACCTGGGCCGAACCCCACGTCCGCGAAGTCATCATCTGCAAATCCCCACAAACCGGCGGCACCGAAAGCATGTACAACTGCGCCGCCTACGTCATGGATCGTGATCCATCAATACAGCTTTTCATCATGCCCAGCGAGGCCGACGCCCGCAAAGTCGCCACCGACCGCATAATACCAATGATCATGAACAGCCCGCGCCTTGCCGAACTCAGCACCGGCAACCCCGACGACATAGCCAGCCGCCGCATCCGGCTCCAAAACGGCAGCATAGCATACATGGCCTGGTCCAACAGCCCCAGCGCCCTTGCAACCTTCCCCGTCAAATACCTCTTCTTTGACGAAATCGACAAATACCCTCCCTTTGTCGGCAAAGAGACCGACCCAATCACCCTTGGCGAAAAACGCGCCCGCACCTACCGCTACACCCACAAAATATTCAAAGTCAGCACCCCCACGCGCGAAGACGGCCCCATCTGGCGTGCTTACAATGGCGCCGACGTCCAATACAAGCGCCAGCTCCCTTGCCCCTACTGTGGCCACTGGCAGGAGCTCACCTTTGGCAACCTCACCTGGCCCGATGACACACCGCCCGAGCAGATCAAGCGCGAAAGCCTCGCCCGCTACCAATGCGCGCACTGCACCGCACAATGGACCGATGCCGACCGCGACATAGCCCTTCACCGTGGCCGCTGGGTAGCCGAAAAGGGCGCACACATCCAGCGCCCCCGTGTTGTCGCCTACCACCTGCCCAGCTTTATCAGCCCAGATGTCAGCCTGAGCGAAATAGCCGCCGTCTACCTGCTCAGCAAACACAACCGCGCCAAACTCATAGATTTTTACAACGACTACCTCGCCCAGCCCTTCACCGACGACCTCGAAGGCGAAACCATGCACGAAGACATCCTCTATGCCCGTCGTCACCGCTACGCCCCCGAAGGCGCAGAATGGCAAATCCCCGCCGCCGCCTATGTCCTCACCGCATTTGTCGACGTCCAGGCCAACCGCCTTGAGGCTGAAGTCGTCGCCTGGGGCGCAGGCTACGAAAGCTGGGGCATCGAATACCGCATATTCCCCGGCGATCCCAGCAGCGAACACGTCTGGAATGATTTAGACGAATACTTAAACCGCCAATGGACACACGAAAGCGGCCTCACCATGCGGTTAAGCGCCGTCGGCATCGACAGCGGCTACAAAGCCCCCGAAGTCTACCGCTTTGTCCGCCAGCGCCAGAGCCGCCGCATCTACGCCTGCAAAGGCAGCAGCACCGCCGGGAAACCGCTTCTCAGCGTCCCATCCATCGGCCATCTGCGCAAAACCAAAGCCCAGCGCAACCGCGTCACACCCATCAACATCGGCACCGAAGCCGCCAAAAACACCCTTTACGCATGGATGCAGATCGAACAGCCCGGCCCCGGCTACATGCACTTTCCCGAAGACTACGGATACGACTGGTTCCGCATGCTCACCGCCGAAAAAGCCGTCATCCACTACGACAAAGCCGGCCACCCCCGGCGCGTCTGGGTCAAAAAAACCCCCTCCGCCCGCAACGAAGCCCTCGACATCCGCTGCGGCAACTACGCCATGATCGAACTCCTCGTCCCCAACTGGCCGCGGCTGGCCGCACACTTCAGCCAAAAAATCGCCGCCGCCCAACAGCACAAAAACGAGCAGCCAGGCACTAACCAGCAAGACCAAGCCCTGCTTGACCTTGCGCCCAAACCCAAACAGAGCTTCGTGCGCAAAGCCATGTCTTCGCGCCGCGGCGGATGGGTAGGCAGATGGTAGCGGCAGACATCCCCGTCAAACCCATGCGCAAAACCCTGCGGCAAACCGCCATCATCCTCAACGTCTCAGAGCGCACCGTCCGGCGCTATTTAGACAATGGCAAACTCCAATGGTCCGGCAACCAGGTATCAGTTGCCAGCATCATCGCATTTTTAGAGCGCGGCCCCGATCCCGAAGAACAGAGCATCGAAATCGAAGCCAAACTCAATCATGCCAAAGCACAAGAGCGCGCATCCCGCCGCCCACTGGCCGCAAAACCGCGCAGCAGCAGCGGAGGCGGATGGATCAGCAGATGGTAACAACACATCGAGCACAGAAAGGAGGTGAACGCACCATGGGCAAACCCAGCTGGGTCGGCGCCGCCGAAAAAGGCGGACGCGGCGGCGGAGGCGGCGTAGGCGGCTAAAGCGTCCCTGCCTCGGGGGGTGGGGGAAACCGTCCCCGCACCGCAGAACCTAACATCGTGGTGGGAATGACGAATTACGTCTACCTTCGGACCG